GTATCTTCCCATTCAGCTCCCAGGTCCTATCCTTGAGCACATGCCCACAGTGCAGCATTCTCCCTTCGCCATCGAGGACCTGACCCTTGCGCCGCGCCGGCTTCTGTTCGAGCTTCATGCGGATAACCAGGTGCGGTTCGTACCCGAAACTCTGCGAGCCGCCGGCCTTCATCTTTTCCCCGGTCTTGATGCGCAGCACTTCCCCGTGCTCGTCGAGGATCTCGTCGGTCACATCGCCAACCCGGCCGAGCGCCATGCAATGCATCCCGGAATTCAGAAACCGGTTGACCCATTCGCCCCACAGCGAATTGAGCTGGTTGCCCCAGTTGCTCCCGCACTCTTTGCGGACGGTGCGCAGCAGCTCAATCCAGATCTTCTGCAGCTCGACCGCGAAGACACACGCTCCGGCGTTCTCGGCCTCGCGCAGGTTTTCCATCATCGCCTTGTAAGTCGGCACGGTGCGCTGCACCAGTTCGATCCCCTCGGCCTTGAAGATCCGGTGCTTCGGAAACTGCCAGCCCAGTTCCGGATCCGTGACCCAGACCGGCGCGCCCTGGTGAAACTCTTTCGAGAGCGCCGCGGCGAGCAGAGCGGCCGAGGTGGTCTTGCCTGTTCCCTGTTCCCCGAAGAAGGCGACCTTGATCGGGATTACGGGTAGCTTCGCGGGGATCTGCGCAAGCAAACGTTGCTGCGGTGGTGAGTTAAGCGGCTGGGCGGTTGCCATTCTGGTTTTCCTTTCGTTCGGTGGAGCGGGAGAGGAACTCGATATAGGCGCGGGTGGCCTGGTTGTGGGAATCGACCGCTTCTTTCAGGATCCGGTAGCCGACTTCGTAGTCCTGCACTTCCCAGAAGCGGACGGCGTTGATGGCCGCACCGATGACGCGAGCGCCGGTGCGGTCTTTCTCTTTCAGAAGGTGGGTGAACTGGTCGGTCATTGCTATTGCGCCTCCAGTTCGGCCAGTGCGCGGCCAAGATTGACGCGGAGAAAATGCAGCGTGCACAACGGCTGATCACTTTCGAGATCGTGCACGGTCGAGAGATCGCCACAGGGGAACCCATCGCAGGCTCCGATTGACGATTCCGGATATTCGTAGCTGCAGAATTCGTGGGCGAGCTCGGGCTCCATGGCCCGGTCTACGATGACGCAGACGCGTTCCCGGAATTGGCGAATCGATTCGGTTAAGACGCTGTGGAAATTGGGGGAGTGGTGGGCTGCTAGAGTGGACTGAGCCAAGGTGACCTCCAAGTCAGGTTGCTTTGGTTAGCCTCGGGCTGGCGGTCGCACGCTGGCTCGGGGCGCTGCTGTTTATGGACACATCTTACCGCTAAGGTGAATTCATGTCAAGCAAGTTTTCGCTTGCATTTGCCTGATCTTAGCGGTAAGGTGGGCGCATGAACGAGAAAAACCCCGCCGCCGTGGCGTTGGGAAGGTCTGGGGGCCATGCCCGCGCCAAGGCATTGACCGCCGAAGAACGCAAGAACATCGCTCAAAAAGCCTCAAAAGCCGCCGCCAAAGCCCGCAAGAAAAAGGCCAAGAGGAAGCAGCCGTGAGCGTATCGGTATACAAGTACTTTGGGGCTGACGACGTGCTGCTCTACGTGGGCGTCACCTGCAGGGGTCGGCGGCGGCAAATGGAACACGTTGCCGACTCGATATGGTGGCATCTAGTTTCGCGTTGCGAGATCGAGCATTTTGTTGTGCCAGGGGATGCATTGCAACGCGAGCGTGAACTGATTCTGGGATGCAAGCCTAGGTTCAATATTCAGTTGAGCGAAACGCGCTCCCAAAGATTGAAGGCAGCGCAGCAAGCGATGAAAGAGAGACTGTACCAGGAACAGGGCGTAACTCCGGAACTGCGGGCCAAAATTACCCGCTGGGCACGTGACCTCGGGAGGAAAGGAGCCCAGGCTCGCTGGGCAAAACTCGCTCCTGTGCAACGCTCAGAAGCCGCTCGGAAAGCCGCTCAAGCCCGCTGGGCTGAGCATTCAAAGCAGACCCTAAAGAAAGAGAAGTCTGCCTGACCTTGCCCGACCAACACCCACCGCTCCTGCGCCCCTTCATGCCCGAGCTAAACAGTATTCGCGGGCTGGCCTGCCTGGCCGTGCTTTTTTGTCACGGCCTCTGGTGGAACATTCCCCAATCCGCCACCGGCATTGCCGGCTTTGTGCGCGCCTTCACTTCGCAAGGCTTCCGCGGTGTCACTTTGTTTTTCGTGCTGAGTGGGATGCTGATCACCGGCATTTTGCGCGACTCGAAAGACCGGCCCGACTACTTCCAGCGCTTCTATAAGCGCCGAGCGCTGCGCATCCTTCCGGTCTACTACGTGATGATTGTGCTGCTGGCGCTCTGGGGCGTCTCGGCGAAATTCCTGTGCCTGAGTCTTTTGCACATTGCCAATATGGCTCCTATGCTCGGCATCGTGATGGGCTACGGGCCTTTTTGGTCACTGGCGGTCGAGGAGCAGTTCTACATGCTCTGGCCCTGGTTCGTGCGCAAGTTCTCGAACCGTATCATCGCCACTTTACCCGTTGGCCTTTTCGTGAACAGCTTCGTGCTCGCGCTCGGTTTGCGCACCGACTCTCCGCACGCCACCTACCCGATCTGGTACGCCGCGCACGCTCTTGCCGTGGGGGATCTGCTGGCTCTCTATCTGCGCTCGTCCTACGCTTCGCGATCGCATGTGGGGAAAGTCGCCGCGACCCTATCGTTGATCGGCTGGGTTTCGGTTTGGCTCTCGCGATCTCCCTGGTTTCGTCCGCAAGTCGGCCTGGCCTTGCAATGCGGCTGGGACCTGGTCTTCGCAGGAATGCTGTTGTTTGCTTTGCTGGCGGGGACGAGCCGGTTCGCCGCCTGGACGCGTCCGAAGTGGCTGCAATTCTTCGGCGACATCTCGTACGGCCTCTATCTGGTTCACGTGCTGGTGTTCAAGGTCTATGTTCGATTCTTCCATTCCCCGGTGGGGTTCGGGAATGTGTGTATCGAATTTGTGATCTGCGCGGGTCTCTCGATCGTGCTCGCGACCGTGTCCCGCTTCACCTTCGAAGAATGGTTCATGGCTTGGAAAGATCGTTCCTGGTTGCCTTTACGGAGGATGCTGCCGAATGAAACTCTCGCCTGACCCTCGTCCGATTACGTTCCCAGACGTGCTCGGCATTGTGCTGATCATCACGCTGCTGGCCTTGCTGGTGGGCATGGTGGTGTTTCCGAAATCGATCGAATGGGATGAGACCCTGTCTGGCCCGGATGCGGGAAAAATAAGTCAGTAAGTCGACGCCCCGCGCACCTACACGTCGGTAACTTGCGGTTGCACCCCCGGAACCCCGAGAATTCCCCCTGGATCGCCTCGTTTCGTCTGCCTTCGCGGTAAGCGCTTGCGTGCGCGCCAAAGCACTGCCCACAGACAGCACCCCTCCCATGAGAATTCCTGTGTTCGCCCGGCGGGCCAACCCCGCCATTGATCCCCCCATCCTGAGAAAGTCCCGTTTCTACGCCGAGCAGCAAGTGGCGGAAGGCCGCGCCGACTGGATCGACTACAACGATCCTCGCAAAGGCATCATGTGCCGTGAGCTCCTGCACTTCGGCACACGCGAGACCCCGAAAGAAGGTACAACGGGAAACCTTGATTTCGACTGGGCCGAGTTGCCTGGCATCAAGTTCGTACCGCCGAAGATGGAACAGAACCCCACACTTCCCCGCCTGGAAGTCGCTTCTCTGACGGAATCCGCTCCGCGCTGGGATTGGAGCTGCGAAACCACCGCATGAACACCCGCATGCGCAATGGATCCGGAACCATGGACCGGCTGACCGATGCTGACGTGCAGATCCTGGACGAGCTCGCCGGCGGAGACCGCCATACCAACCAGCAGATTGCGGGCGCCCTGGGCTATTCGCCTCTCTACGTGAAACAGCGTCTGATGCGGATGGGAGAAATCGTTGGGCTGAACGGTTTCGGAATCAATCAGCGCGTGTTGCTCGCTGTTTGGTGGAACTCTCCCATCTTCCGGATCGGCTTGACCGAACTCGGTCTTCTCCCCCATGACTCCGAATCGAATCTCGAGGTACTGCACCGGCCCGCTCGAGCTGCCGGCGTTTCCGTGGGGCTGTGACTGGCTTGCGGAAGCTGACCTCGGCGGCCTGGAGTCTCATTCTCGCGGGCCTCGCGATCGGGATCTTCCTGGGCGCGGTGATCGTGGGGATGTACTACACGTACCACTGAGTTAGGCTGCGCGCCCTGTCCGAATTTGGGGAACTCAGACATTTTTAGCTTCTTTTTTGCTTTAAGCAAATGCCGCACCAGTTCGAAATCGAGCAAGTTTTGAAGCTCCTCCGGGCAGCGAAAAGCGAGTCGGAATCGGACTGGTTGCTCATCCTGGTTACATTCCTGCACGCGCTGCGCGCCTCGGAAGCTGTTGGGTTGACGCCAGATAACATCGTCGGCACAAAGCTCGTCGGGAAGCGCAAGAAGAAGTCCCGGCCTTTCGAAGATGATCTGCTCGAGCACGAAAATCCGCTGCTGAATGAGCGGCCGGCGCTGTTAGCTTTGTGCCGGCAGACGCGCCCGAAGCAAAAACTATTCCCGATCTGCGCGCGGACCTTTCAACGCCGCATGCACTACTACGGCGAGCTCGCCGGATTGCCCGAACTCTACTGCCATCCCCACACGCTGAAGCATTCCGTGCTCACGTATCTCTCTGATCGCATGCCACTTGACAAGCTGCAGGATCGCAGCGGGCACGTGGAACTGGGATCGCTGGGAATTTATTTGCACCCGAAAAAAGCGGTCACTGACGAGCTGGTGAGCGCGGCGTTGCAGGAAATATAGGTTTGGTTTCGTCTGCTTTCTCTGCTTTAGTACCAGGCTTCTCGAACTGAATGGCCCGCGGAGGCTCACGCAAACATCCCGCCGACTGCAAGTGCGGCAGCTGCCCCAAGATGGGCCGGCCGAAGCAGGAACGGCCCACAAACGCCAACGTAGCTACTCGAGTCCTGGCGCAGGCAAAAGCCGAGAAGCTCTGGCTCGCGATGATCGAGCTGGAATGTCACCGGCTCGGCATCGGCGTGAGTGGGAAGCTGCTGCAGCACGCGAAGGACGCAGCAGAAGACGGTGTCATCAGTGGCCCGGACTACCAGGGCAAGTTCTCGATCATCCCGCTCACGAATTTGCTCCGATACCTCGAAGATCGGGCCTACGGCCGGCCAGTTGACACCGTGAACCACGTGCACGACAAACCCATCGAGCACAACGTGACCGTTTCCTACTTTGAAGTGATTGAGCGCGCCAGAAAGCGGGCAACTGAGAAGTGAGTGCCATTGCATTGAGCCCGCAGGAGCGCGAGTTGGTCGCCGCCGACATCGGCAAGTTCGCGCACGACCCGCTCGCCTACGTGAAATACATCTATCCATGGGGCGAAGGGCCACTCGAGAAACACACCGGGCCGCGCACCTGGCAAGCGCAGCTGCTCACCGACGTAGGCGAACACCTCTCGAATCCCGAGACGCGCTTCACTCCGTTCAAGGCTGCGATCTCGTCCGGGCACGGCATCGGCAAATCCACCGTGGTCTCGTGGCTGATCGGCTGGGCGCTCGATACCTTCGGCGATGCGCGCGTGATTGTCACGGCCAACACCAAAGGCCAGCTCGACACCAAAACCCAGCCCGAGGCCTCGAAGTGGTTTCGCATGGCGTTGACCGCGGAAGAGTGGGAGGTGAACGTCGCCTCCATCAAGAGCCGGGATGACGAGCACGATCGCACCTGGCGCTGCGACTTCAATCCCTGGTCCGAGGAAAACTCATCGGCCTTCGCCGGCGCGCACAACCAGGGCAAGCGCCTGGTGATCATCATGGACGAGGCTTCCGAGATTGCCGCCATCATCTCGGGCGAAGTGGGCCGCGGCGCCATGACAGACGCCGACACCGAGCTGCTGTGGTTTAAGTTTGGCAATCCGACGCTGAACTCGGGCGACTTCTACGATTGCGTGCACGGCAACCAGCGCCACCGCTGGAAAACTTATGTCATCGATTCCCGAACGGTCGAAGGCACCAACAAAGCGGAAATCGCCGAATGGGAGCAAGACTACGGAGAAGACTCAGACTTTTTTCGAGTACGCGTGCGCGGCTTACCTCCGCGCGCTGCGAGTGGACAGTTCATTGATCTCGAGACGATTCAAAACGCCCAGCGCCGACCTGTACGAAATCTGCCGGATGATCCCCTCATTGCGGGCGTGGATTTCGCCTGGGGCGGAAAAGACGACAACGTCATCCGCTTCCGCAAAGGCAACGATGCGCGCTCCATCCCGCCGATCAAAGTCAAAGGCGAATTCACCCGCGACCCGGCCGTGATGGTGGGCAAGCTCGCCGACGTACTCGAGAAACGCTACAACGGCGAGAAGCTGGCCATGCTGTTCTGCGATTCCGCCGGCATCGCCGGGCCAGTAGCGCAACGTCTGCGGGCTCTCGGACACAGAAACATTATGGAGGTGAACTTCGGCCAGGACTCGACCGACCCGAAGTTCGCCTATCGCCGCGACGAGATGTGGGGAAAGATGAAGGCCTGGCTGATGGAAGGCGGCGCCATCGATCTCGATCCCGGCCTCGAGGCCGATCTCTCGAAACCCATCCTCGTGCAGGACCGGCTGCAGCGCGTGAAGCTCGAGCCCAAAGACGTGATGCAGAAGCGTCTGGCGAAGATGGGCGCCGATTCCAGTTCTCCCGACGATGGCGACGCGCTGGCGTTGACGTTCGCAATGCCGGTGGCGCCTAGAAAGCCGCAGTCGAACGAACCACCGCCGCACGTAGGAATCTGGAGCTGACAAAGTCCGACCAAGTCCTTCGGGTCGGCGTGTGGGTGGTGTCGTTGTACAAACCGGCCTGCATAGACGCTAGAGAGGCATCACCCATATGGCAAAACTAAAAGCAGCAACGCGCAACAAGCTGCCGGCTTCGACGTTCGGCCTGCCCGGATCCCGTCGCTACCCGATGCCGGACCGCTCCCACGCAGCGAACGCAAAAGCCCGCGCCACACAGCAAGTCAACGCAGGCAAGCTTTCGGCCGCGTCCGCCGCGAAGATCCGCGCGAAGGCGAATCGAGTCTTAGGAAAATAGGAGGAACCACTTATGGCCCGATACGAAGAGATGTTGAGCGCACCCCGACCGCGCGCCCGTCAACCGAAGGCCGAGCTCGATCATATCCAGGTGAAAGCCGGCGAAGACGGCGGGCACATCGTCACGCACCACATGGAGCACAACGGCGGCCCGTGGGAAGAGCCGAAGGCCTATCCGTTCGCCGAACATGAAGGCCCGAAGCCCCAGCTGCCCGAAGGCCATGTCCTTCTGCATATCGCGAAGGCGATGGACATGCCGCATGTAGTGCTGAAAGACAGCGCGGCGAAACACCACGGCGAAGGCGAAACCGAAGTCGAGCGGGAATCAGCCGAGAAAGAATAAGCGTGAACGCGAAACAGAAGCGCCAACTCGATAACCAGCTGCTCGCCATGGGCCTGGCCCGGCTCGACGATCCCGAGCTGATCGGCCAGCTTGCCGCGTTAGTAAGCGAGTGGCGCGGCGATCGTCACGAGTTTCTGCAGGATCTGCTCAACGAGTGCGACGCCGATAAGCGCTCCGAGATGTACAACGCCATCGCGCCCAAGCTGACGTTTAAACCGCTCTCCCTGCCGCAGTACGAATGCCGCATCGCCGAGAAAGCCGGCCGCATGGTGAGCCAGCGGCGAGCACGTGTGGAAGGCTCCGCACCCAAGCCGATCGAGATCGGCGGCCACCAGGTGCAGATCACCACGCCCGACCAGGCGAATTGCGGTTGGGTGATTGTGCGCTGCCACAAGTGCGGCGTCGAGAAGCGCTTCCTGGCCGACACGCCGGTGGGAGCAATCATCGAAGCCCGCAAAGCCGGCTGGCGCAAGGATCCGGGCGTGAATCTCGAGCTGTGCCCGGAGTGCCCAGAGACGACCAAGCAGCCGCTCGTGCTGATGGAAGAGGGGAACGCCTGATAGGAGGACTTGATATGCGAATGAGAGATCGAATGATTGCTTTCCTGTGGCGAGGTGTGGGCCGACTCTTCCCTGCTTTTCACAGCCGGCATACGCGGTATTTTATCGTCGACTGATATGCCCTGGACGAGAAAACAAGTTAAATACCTGCTCTCGTCGGGCTCGCCGCTCACCGCGGGCCAGAAAGACAAGATGAAAGGCGAGCTGCACGCCGATCCGGCCATGGGACACGAGAAGAAGGGCTCGGCTGAGCTAAAGAAGCGCGAGGACATTTCGAAGTTCAAGGGCGAGTCGCACGACTACAGCCACAAACGCCCGAAGCGCAAAGTAGTTTCCCGTTACGTCTGAAATGCCCCCGATCAATTCAACCGACGAGACTCAAGACAAGAAAGCCTCGTCCGACGATAGCAACGACGAGCTGATTCACCAGATCCGCGAGGACTTCCGCTACTGCAAAGAGTACTGGCGGGAGAACCACGACGAGGCGGAGAAAGACATGCAGTGTGTGGCGGCCATTCCGCCGCCCGACTTCCGCGACGATCGCAAAGGCCGCCCATGCATCTGGCCCGATGAAGTCTCGCAGTACTGCAAGCAGGCCAACAACAACCTGCGGCAGAACACCCGATCGATCAAGGTTTCTCCGCGCTCGGAAGATGCCAAGGACATCGACGCCGAACATCGCCAGGCCTACATGCGCGGAATCGAGTACGCCTCGAAGGCCCAATCGATCTATACGACCGCGTACGAGGCCTGCACCAACTCGGCGTTCGGCTTCTGGCGCATCAACTGTCGCGTGGTGGGTTCAAAGGGCGAGCAGGAACCGCGCATCGTCCGGATCCCCAACCAGTTCACCGTCTACCCGGATCCGGACGCGCAGGAAGCCGACTTCTCCGACTCGTCGATTTATTTCGTGCTCGACTCGATGCGGCAGGCGACCTTCGCGCGCCGCTACCCGAAGGCGAAGAAACGCAGCTTCAGCGACGCCGATATGAAGATCGCGCCCGACTGGTTCTCGGGCGACAACATCGTCGTGGCCGAAGCCTGGAAGCGCGACGAGATCGAGGTGAAAGACGGTGAGAAGCTCTACGACGTGACCCAGCGCATCACCAACGGGCTCGAGATCCTCGAAACCAATAAGTGGATTGGTTCGTGGATCCCGGTCGTGGGCGTATTCGGCGAGGAGCTCTACGTCCGCACCGGCGGCGAGTCGAAGCGCATGTTCATGTCGCTGATCCGGCGAGCTCGTGGCGCCCAGCAGATGCTGGCCTATATCGCGTCACAAGAGGCGGAAGAGTTCGGCATGGCGCCGCGCGCCCCGATGCAAGGCTACAAAGGCCAGTTCGATCCGGAAAAGCACAAGTACCTGCACAAACTGCCGCAGGCCTATGCCGAATTCGGAATCCCCGACGATTGGAACCCGAGCTGGGGTCCGCCGCCGCTGCCGTCGCGCATGCAGTTTATTCCGAACGCCCAGGCCTACGAGATCGCCTACGAGCGCTGGCGTCGCTCGATCCAGGCTGCAGTCGGCGTGACGCCGCTGCCCACCGCAGCACAAAGACAGAACGAGAAGTCGGGCATCGCGCTCGAGCGTATCCAGACCCAGGAAGCGGTTGGCTCGTTCCATATCACCGACAACTTCGTTCGTGCTCTCGGCAACACCGGCCGCCAGATCAATGAGCTGATCACCAAACTCGCCGAGCTCGATTCCCTGCCCAAGCAAGTACTCGGCAAAGACCAGAAGGGCGATGACAAGATTCTGAAAGTTGCTCCCCGCACTCAATCGGGAGAGCAGGACGCGGCATCCGAAGAGCTCCCCGAAGCGGAATACTTTTTCGCGCACCGCGGCCAGTTTGAAGTCTCGATCTCGGATGGCCCGAACTACCAATCGCAGCGCGAAGAGGCTTCCGACTTCGCCGACACGCTGTTAAAAGTTCTCCCCACGCTGGGTGTGCCTCCGGCGCTCATGCAGCAGATCCTCTCGATCGCGGTGAAGCTGAAAAACATTGGCAGCTATGGCGACGAGATCGCCGACCTGCTCTCGCCTCCCGATCCGAGCAAGCTTCCGCCCGCCGCGAAGGCCATCCTCGCCCAGGCTCAGGGCCAAGTGCAGATGCTCACGCAGGAGATTCAGAAGCTGCAGCTCGAGAAGCTCGGGAAGGTTACCGAGACGCAAGGCAAGATGGCGATCGCCGACAAAGAGGCCCAGACGCGCATGGCCGAAGCCGACAAGGATCGCGAAACGAAACTCGCGGTCGCCGAGGTGATGACCAAAGCCCAGAACATTCAAGAGCGCATGTCGGCGGTGGAAGACTTGATGAAGCAGCTGCACTCGCAAGCGCACGAAATCGCCATGGGCCTACAGGCGCACAACAACGCCAAGGAACTCGCAGCGCAGCAGGCACAGCAGCAGCAGGAAGCGGCACAGCAAGCGGCGGCACTGCAAGAGGCGGCATCGAGTACACCGCCAGGCGCTACCGGCGGAGCTTCTCCTGCGTCGCCTGCTCAATGAACTCGAGCACTTCGCTTTCGAATCGCCAGTTTTCTGGTAGCACGTCGTTCACGACGCCGCAGAAGCAATCCGCCGAATGCTGACAGGCGAACGCGCCATTCATTACCGAATTTGCCAAGAAGCAGAGACGCTCGAGGACTTGCTGTTTTGAGAGCAGCATCGCCACGAATTTAGCACCACCCAGGAGTAACTCATGACCACAGACGTTAAAAACGCCGCAGAGCCGTCGGCTGCAGCACCAGCGACACCCGAAGCACCTCAATTTAACCCGTCCGATCAGAACACCTGGTCGCCAGAGCAGCGGGAGCACTGGAATAAGACGGGAGATGTGCCCGAGCAGCCGAAGAAAGAGCAGGAAACGGCGCCTGCTACCTCGTCCGATAAATCGGATTCCGGGCCGAAAGGCAAAAGCGCAGCGGAGGCGGAGACCGCACAGCAACAGGAGAAGAAAGCTCGCAAGCCGGGAGAGAAGATCAGCGCGGAAGAGCGCATTGCCCAGCTGAAGCGGGAGAACAAGGAACTCGAAGAGCGCCTCCGTGGGCGTGAATCGGCAACGCAGCCGACTTCGAAGACCGAACCCGCCAAAGCCGAAGCCAAAGTCGAACCGCCCAAGCGTCCCAATCCATTCACATTCAAAGGGACGCCGGAAGAGTTCGAGGCGGCGCAGGAAAAATGGGAAAGCCACCTGAAGTCGCAGGCAGCCCAGGAATTCCAGCGCAAGCAGCAGGAAGCCGCGGCCGCGGAGCAGATGAAGGCCCAGATCGAGGACGCGAAAACGCGTTACTCCGACTTTGAGACCGTCATCGCGCCCGCCGTTGAGCAGCTACTCGGGCAGGCCAACGACATCCCTGTGGTGGTGCAGCAAGCGGTCAACCGCACGCCGCACCTCACCGACGTGATGTACGTGCTGGGCGGCGACCAAAAAGCGCTGAACGATTTCATCGCGACCGCGAAAGCCGATCCCATTGCGGCCATCCAGAAGCTGTTTTTCTTGGAACAGGAAGTCTCCAAGGAACTGGCCAAAGGGAAAGCGGCGAAGAGTGGTGAAGCGGAAGCGGGCGCCGGCGACGAGAAAAAAGAAACTCCTGTTGAGACCAAACCACGCGCACCGAAACCACCATCGGAGGTCGGCGGTCGAGGGACCACGTCTGAAGATGCGCTGGTCGCGGCGGCGCGGGCGAACAACTTCTCTGACTTTGAGAAAGAGCAGACTCGCCGCCTTCTTACCCGCCATTAATCCGGCCGGGCTCACAGGACAAATCTAGATGCCTAACAATTTCGCGACCACCAACTGGGTCTCGATGAAGATCCTCTGGTTCTTCAAGAACAGCTACGAAGTTGCTGCCAACTTCAATAGCGACTGGGAATCAGAGTTCGGGAAGAGCTTTCCCGTCGGATCTTCCGCGCAGATCAAGTATCCGCAGCGCTGGCTGGTAACCACCGGCCTCGCCTACCAGGAGCAAGGAATCTCGCGCCTGGTGACCACCGTCAACCTCGACCAGATCAAGGGCGTGCACTTTGGCTGGGACTCCTACGAGCGCCTGGTGAAGATGGAACGCTCCGAGAAAGAGCTCGAAGAGTCGTATCTCTACCCCGCCGGGCAAGCCCTGGCGCAGAAGATCGACCTGGACGCGGCCAACTGGGCGCGTTTGTATACGAACAACGTTGTCGGCACGCTGGGCACGGATTCGACCACCATCGACTTCGCGCTGGCTGCTGAGCAGGTTCTGTTCGCTCTCGCCTGCCCCGCGGATGCCGATCGCTATTTGTGCCTCAGCCCACAGCTGATGCGCAGTTACGTGAAGAACAACGTTACCCAGTTCAACCCGCAGAAGGCGATCTCCGACATGTACCGCAAGGGTGTGATCGGCGACGCGGCCGGCTGGAAGTGGGTTCGCTCGAACTCGCTGGCTCGCCACACATGCGGAACAGCTCCCGCGCACGCGACCACCGTTTCGGGTGCCGGCCAGTCGGGCGGAACCCTGACGATCACCGGAACCGCGGCCGACGTCATCAACCCCGGCGACAAGTTCAACATCGCTTCGGTGAACGCGGTCAACCCGGCTACCTACCAGGTGAATGGCCTCGGCCTGAAGCAGTTCGTCTATGTCGGGGGCGCACCTTTCACGCTCACCGGCGGCGCGGACAATATTGCAATCTCGCCGGCCATCTACGGACCAGGCTCGCAGTACCAGAACGTTGATTCCCTGCCTGGCAACGGTGCAGCGCTGACGTTCTTCCCCGGCACCACAACCCCCTCGGGCCTGTCTGGTTCGGTCTCTCTCGGCCTCTCGAAATACGCCTTCGCGAAAGCGTTCGGCAAGTTCGAGAACCCCGAAGCGGTCGAAAAAGCAGAGCGCGCTGAGGATCCGGAGACGGGTGCCTCGGTCGCATTCGTGCGCGCCTGGGATCAGTTCAACCGCAAAATGACGAACCGTTTCGATATGTGCTACGGCTTCGGCAATCTCAACTCGGACTACGGCGCGTGCGCCGTGGTGGGAGCTTAACGAAGGAGATCCCCGCCAATTGAAGAGCGTGCGAACTGCACGCTCTTCAATCCGGGAAAACCACCATGACAAAATCAACTTTCTCTCGCGTTGCAGTTCTTCTTTGCGCTGTCGTCGCCGTCGCCTTTTTGCTGGGTACCCCAGCATCGGCGCAGACTGCGCTCACTGTCACCACTCTCTCCAATGCGATCACCAGCGCGGGGCAAACCGCAATCACGGTGACCTCGGCCACGAATATCTCGGCTCCGGGCGCCACCGGCGGGAACGTAGCGATTCCCGCAAGCGGCGGCTCTCTGCTGTTTATCGAGGACGGCACTTCGGGCGGACTCGGTACGGCGGAAGCAATGCTGGTCACCGGAGTGACCGGAACTACGGTCACGGTTGTGCGCGGTGCGGCTTCGACGGTGGCATCTCCGCATTTGTCGGGTGCAATTGTGTTCGTCGGTCGGCCGGACCAGTTTTTCGCGGTCGAGCCGGCGGGCAGCTGCACCCCGGCGAATACGCTGGTGACTCCGTACATCAACGTTCGCACAGGAAACCAGTGGCTCTGTTCGACCGTGACGAATTCCTGGGTGCCCGGTTACTTCAACACCGCGGGCGTTTCAGGGGTTACCACGGCCGTGGCTTCCGTGGCTGGCGCGACGAATCCCAGCGGGCCTTTGTTCCACGTCACCGGAACGAATGCAATTACCGCTTGGGGCACGTCCACCTCAGCGGGCCTCGGATCCGGCGGCGGGTCGGCGACCAGTATTATCGGCGCGCCGTTCTGTGTGATTCCCGATGCGATCTTCACGACCACCGCGACCAACAACATCGCTCTGGCGTCGACGGCAGTGGTGAACAAAATCCTCTGCTTCACCTTCGACCAGACGAATAAGAAGTACGTTCCGAGCTACTGATCGACCGTCGGCTGATTGCCAACCAGCAATCGTCGTCGCCCTGGCCGTGGATCTCGTTTCGACTCCACACCCACATGCGCGGGATCCACGCCAGGGGCCATTTTTCGGATAAGAGGAAATCTTTATGACGCTACCCACCGGCGCTTCCTTCGCAATGGGCGAAGAGCAGCGCATCACCGATGCTATGGAAGCCCTCGCCAAAGATCCGCACGCACCACGTGAGATCTCCGTGCGTTTGATTCTGCACGTGCACCGCGAGTACCCGAAACACGTTGTCGTCGGCAAAAACGAAGACGACTCCCCGAAAACAGTTCTCGTGAATTCCGCCGAGGAAGAGTCCGCGGCCACCCGCACGGGTTCGCGCCGAACGCCGAAGCTGCGCGATTTCACGGAAGACGCGTAAACCTCCCAAGCGTCCGAATCTCACCAGGAGAAAAGCATCATGCCGTTTGCCATTGATGAAGAGAAATTCAACGCCAAGCCCGGCCAAGGCGGGCTCACCTCGCTCGATCCGGCGACGCCTCCAACCAAGCAGATCCCGCACCTGGAATATCCGCGAGTGGTCTATAAGCACCCGCGCGAGCCTTTCCGCATGATCGAGCACCGCAACACGCTGCACGAGGTGGTCGACGTCGAGAAAGTGCCCTCGGAGCACCTCACACAGCTTGTGAACACGCCCGAGGAGCTCGAGAAAGCGCTGGCCGATGGCTGGGTGAAAGAGGCCTACATCGCACCGCCGCTGCCCGACCCGAACGCTCGTTTGTATGACTCGAGCAAAACAGAGCGCCGGGCGAAATAAGTGACCGTCGTCTTCACAGCCGCGAACGCTTCTGTCACGGCGCAGCCGCAGGACATCATTTCCTCGGCGCTCACCGAGGCGGGCATTCAAAACCCACAGGAGCCGATCGACGCGGATATGGCGGCCTGGGGCCTCGAGAAGCTGCAGCGCTTGATCGACCTGATCAACGCGAAACGTTCGCTGATCTACAACGTCAACTTCCCGCTGTTTAACCTGCAGGCCAACCACGCGCCGCACACCATCGGGCCAGGCGGAGACTTCAATGTTCCGCTCCGACCCGTGAAAGTGGTCGGCGCGTCGTTCGTTCTCAATAGCGCCTCGTCCAACCCGGTCGATACGCCCATCAATATCCGCGACGACGACTGGTGGAACGCGAATCCGCTGAAGTCGCTGACCTCATCGATCGTCACCGACCTTTTTTACAGTCCCGACACGCCGCTCGGGACGCTGAACTTTTACCCGATCTGCAACGTGGCCAGCCCGGTCCGCCTCGAGCTCTGGGTGGGCCTGGCGCAGGCGATCTCGCTGCAGGCCTCGATCGGGCTGCCGGCGGCCTATTGGGATTTCATCGTTTTGTCGCTGGCTGTGCGGTTGAGTCCGTCCTATGGCAAAGAGGCCTCGCCCACGCTGATCGGACTACTGAAGGAAGCCGCCAAGGGTGTGCTCGACAACAACTCCGGGCCGCCGCGGATCGATACCAACAGCGGCATGCCAGGCTCGCCGGGCAATGGCCGGCCAGATTTCAATTTCCTCACTGGATTACGGGAGTAGCGTCATGACACAAGCCCGCCGTCTCGATCTTTTCTTCGCTTTAGTTCTCACGTGCATTCTTTTGGTGCTCGTATTCGCCGGGCACGCCCAGAGCTCCCTCTACGTTCCCGGCGTTCACACCCTGCAGGTGACCATCGGCGCCTCGACGACCCAGGTCTCGACCTCGTCGATCCCCTGCAAAGAGATTTACATTCAGAACAACGCCGCGCACACCATCCGCGTGGGCGACGTCAACACCAGCTCGACGCGTGGCGCGCTGATCTCCTCCGGCTCGCCCGGTGGATCGATCACGACCGGCGCTTTCGGCATGCAGGCCGCCACCGATCTGAACCAGTGGTACATCAACGGCACCAATGCCGACGTCATCGACGTGATCTACATCCAGTAGTTCCCTACCGTCTCCAATGTCTAGATTTGGGTTTGTCGGCCCAACATACCGCAGCCAGTCCTTGAATGCGGACTGCCAGACCACGATGAACCTCTACGTCGAGGCTATCGAGAGTCAGGTCGGCAAAGGACCGATGGCGATGTACGCGACGCCCGGCAAGAATCTCGTTTACAACCTGGGCGGCGCTCCCATGCGCGGCATCAAGACCCTCCGCGCGCGCACGTTTTCAGTGGCCGGAACCGCGCTTTGGGAGTTGCTCGCCGGCGGCGGCCAAACCCAGCGCAATGGTTCGACTCCCATCGCCTCCGACGGCTTGCCGGTGTCGATCGCGATCGGCGGCACGCAGATTCTGATTTCCTCCGAGCAGCGTGCCTGGGTCTACGACATCAACGCGAACACAATTGTGGAGGTGACTGCGACCATCGGCGGCCCGGTCGGGCAGGTCGCCTACTTTTCCGGATTCTTCGTCGCTATCATGTTCGGCCAGAATAAGCTCCAGGCCTCGGCGGCGGGCGACGCGACTACCTGGCCGGGAACGAGCGCCGCCGGCGTGCAGAATTTCTCGGAACTCCCGAGCGCACTCTTTGTCGACCATGAGCAGCTCTGGGTCTTCAGCCCGAAGGGTATTCAGCCGTACTACAGCTCGGGCAACTTCCCCTTCCCTTTCGACACCATTCAGGGCGGCTACATCGAAAACGGACTGGGCGCGCCGGCGGCCATCTGCAAAGCCGACAACTCCATTTTCTGGCTGGACGCCTCCGAACGCGGCCAGGCCATGGTTCGCCGGGCGAACGGCTTCACCCCGGTGCGCGTTTCAAACCATGCGGTCGAGCACGAAATTCAGAGCTACGGAACGATCTCCGATTGCGTGATGTATTCCGAGCAGCGTGACGGGCACGAAAACGTCGTGGTGAACTTCCCCACCGCGCAGAAGACCTGGGTTTACGACACGGCCAACGGGATGTGGACCGAGCGCGGCTACTGGAACACCCAGAACGGCACCTTCCAGATGGATCGGGCGCTCTTCCACGATTTCAACTTCGGCATGCACCTGGTGGGCGATCCCACCACCGGCCTGGTGTATCAAAGCGCGCTTCCGACCTTGGTCAACGGGTCGTGGCAGTTTGTGACCGACAACGGCAACCCGATCCGCAGACTCAGGCGTGCGCCGCACATCTCGGTCGAGAACCAATTCTCGACGCACTGGTATCTGTGGCTCGACTGCGAGACGGGACTCGGGCCAAACATTCTCGACTCAGGTCCGACCACCACGTTGTATCTGAACGATTCGACCGGGCAGACCTGGGCCGTGCAGGTAAACGACCTGGGTGTGCTGGTGACTGCGCTGCCGATCGGCGGTCTGCCCAGCCCGCAGCTGCTCTACTTCAACGATTCGGCGGGCGACGGCACCTCGTGGCAGATCATCATTACCCCGCTGGGTGTCCTCCAGGCTGTTCCCGTCACCGCGAACACCGGCTATCTGCAAGCGCTGCAGATGATTTCGATTTCCGGGAAAACCATCTGGAATTTATTCGTGACCGACGTCGGCGGCGGCCATGCCGTGATCAAGACGCAGAAGACCGGGAACTTCGTCCGCGGTCCGCAGATTTCGCTCTCCTGGTCAAACGATTTCGCGCACACCTGGTCGAACGAGCACCTAAAGAGCCTGGGCAGAATCGGCGACTACAAAAAGCGCGTGATCTGGCGCCAGCTGGGCACCACCCGCGATCGGGTCTATCAGGTGCTGTTCTCCGATCCTGCGCCGCTGCGCATCGTGGATGCCTACCTCGACGCGGATCCGGGCTATAAGCCCTCGGAACGCATGACCAAGGAACTGGTGAAGCGGGCATAGATGGCCGTCGCGAAATTTCAGCCGGCACCGCCGCGCGAACAATCGTTCCATGAAGTGGATGAGCAAGGGAAACCCACCGGCAAGCCCGCGCAGCCCTGGTACCAGTGGTTTCAGTTGTTGCCCGCGCGTTTGACCTCGCCTGCGGTGGGAGCAACGCCGGTGAATTCGACCGACAAGGGCACGCCCGGCCAGATTCTCTTCGACGGAAACTTTCTCTATATATGCATTGCTGCGAATGTCTGGCGGCGCATTCCGCACACGGCCTTCTAGTCACGGTCTGGCCACCCTACCGCTGGCAACACACTCGACCCATGATTCGCGAAGCCAAAGCAGAAGACGTTCCCCGCATTGTCGAGATGGGTTCGCGCTCCTTGCGCGAAGGCCCGTACAAGGACCTGGTGGGCGATAACCCGGAGCGCACCGGCCAGCTCGCGCTCGAGGTGCTGCAAAAGGGAATGATCCTCGTGGCGGAAGAAGAAGACGGCACACTCAGCGGATTGCTGGGCTTCATTGTTTTCCCGCACTACTTCTCCGGCGAGCTCACCGCCGGCGAGGTGATGTGGTACGTCGAGCCCGAATATCGCAAGAGCTTCACCGCGCTGATGCTGCTGCGCGGCGCCGAACGCATGGCGCGCAGTTTCGGTGCGAAGTACATGCAGTTCACCGCGCCCACGGCAGAAGTAGGCAAGGCGTATGAGTCGATGCACTACAAGCAAGTCGAAGTGAGTTTTCAGAAGGCTCTCTAGCTTCGACAATATCTGACGATGGCTTCCAGCTCTTCAAGTGTTGCGCTGTTCTTGAGTGCGTTCGCTCGCAGCGAGATGACACACACATTGCCCGGTACGTATCCGAGCGCTGGAATCTTTCTATCGAGTGACGGCGAGTTCGAACTGCCGCCGTGCGCTGCGCCCGGCTTACTCCCGATGCGAATGGGTAACCCAAACACAGGGCAGATGTCCGGAACGACGATATCTGACTCAGTAATCGTGAACGGTACGCCCATGCGTTCGGCGCGTAGCTTTGCGCTCAAGTACGTGCGGTGCGCCCATCTGCTTCGATGGAAAGCCCGAGCAGTGGCTCGCATTTTCGCTTTCACCTCGGGGCGTTCTCTCCACGCTTTTTCGACTGCACGCTTTTCTGACTTCGCGCGATATCTCTCATGCGCAAGCTTCGTTCGGCGCTGTCGCTCTTCTTTGCTCAGATTAAACCACCATTTCGTGTTCTCGTTCATGCCTATAGCATGCCATGGTTTGCTATGACCACATATACCACTAACGTGCAGATTACAAGGGAGTTTTAATGCCGATCGCGACCGGTCTTGCCCTGGGTTTGGGGCTCGGTGTCGCCGGCGCGACTTCTCTGGGCGCGTCCGCGATCCAGGCGAACGCTGCCGGGAACGCGGCGAATGCCCAGGTCAACGCCGCCGACTATGCCGCGCAGCTGCAGTCCCAGGAAGCGCAGAACGCACTTAACTTCCAGGAGCAGGTCTATAACAACCAGCAGCAACAGGAAGCGCCCTGGCTCGGTGTTGGCCAGGCCGGTCTCGCCAATCTAGCGAACCTGCTAGGGATTCAATTCCCCACTTCCGCAACGATGCCTTCGACGGCAATCGGCGGCGGATCGACGGCGGGTGGTGGTGGCATCGGAACGACGGGAGCTTCCACCGGCAGTCCCGCGCAACCGATCAATGGCATCAAGCCCTTTAATGCGGTAGGCATTCCCAACGGATCGAATGCGATGGCCGGCGGCGCCGTGAAGGCTCCTCCGGGAGCACCGGGCGCACCCAGCGCGACCATACCCACCGCCGCGAATCCCAATGCCGGGCTGGCTTCGATCGGGCAATACGTCAATCCGAATCTGGGTTCAACCGGTTCGTTGTTGCGGGGGTTCGATCAGCAGTTCACGCCGCCGACGCTGTCGGAGACCAACGACCCGGGCTACATGGCCCGGCTGAACCTCGCGCAGCAAGCGATTCAGAATTCCGCGGCCGCACGCGGCGGACTGCTCTCCGGGAACACGCTCAACGCCGAGAACCAGTTCACGCAGGACTATGCCTCGAACGAGTACGGCAACGTCTACAACCGCGCGCTCGGCCAGTATCAGCAGAACTACAACATCTTCGAGAACAACCAGACCAACACCTTCAATCGTCTGGCAGCGCTCGCCGGCCTCGGCCAGACCGCAACCTCGCAGCTGAACTCGGCAGGCGCGAACGCCGCGAGCGGTGTGTCGTCGACCTTGCTCAATGCCGGCAACATGATCGGGCAGAACATCAATAACGCCGGCGCCGCGCGTGGCTCCGGATACGTGGGACAGGCGAACGCTTACAGCGGCGGCTTGCAGAACCTGGGCAACCTCGCGAGCCTCTACGCCTTACTGAACCAGAACGGCGGCGGCGGCATGCAGACAATTCCCACCGTTCCGCCCGACATGTACTCCCAACTGACGACCTAACTCTCTATGGCCTCCATTCCTCTAACCGCGCTTCACGTCGCCCAGCAACCGGATCCCAGCGAGAACTTTACGCGCTTGCTCGCTTTGCGGAATCAGCTGCAGAACGCGCCGATTCAACGCCAGATCCTGCAGCAGCAAGCGACCGCCGGCGAACAAGAGAATCAGCAGCGGGCACTCACTCTCAAAGATCAGGACACGCTGCGGACGTCGGCAAAGGATCTCGACTGGTCCCAGCCCGACACCTTCGACAAGTGGATGCAGAACGCACAGCAGAACGGCGTTTCGCCGCAAACCCTTTCCGCACTCGCACTCCAGCGCGCCCAATACAAAGACCAGCTTGCAAAGACCGACACCTCGGAACTCGCCGCACAGAAGGAAACCAACAACCAATTTCTCGGCCACATCGATGCCATCAAAAACGTGAAAGATCCGACACAACGCGCCCAAGTCGCGCAGGACCAGGCGAGCCAGGTGCTCTCGAATCCGCAACTCATGAAGCGGATCGATCCCACGACGCAACAGCTCCTGATGGGCATGAAAGCCGGCCAAGTTGTGCCGACCGACGACCAGCTGCAATCCTTCGAGATGGGGCTCACTGACCACAATGCACAGATCGAGCAGCAGCTCAAGGTCGCGCAGACCGGCGAGGCAATTTCAAAAGGGAAAGAGGCAGGCGCACAAACCGCGAAACTCGAGGCCGAGATGGGGGCGCCGCTTCCGCTTCCCGCAGACATCGCAGAAGCTGCCGGAGTTCCACAAATGGCAGGTCAGAACGTTTCGCCCGCTTATCTCAAGAGCGTGCGCGAAGCGGTCGACCAAGGGAACAAAGTTGTTTCCGCAAACGGCCGGCAGCTGATCGTCGATCCCACGGGCAAAACCGTGAAGGATCTCGGCACAGCGCCCGCGGTGACCACGTTCAACCTGCAGAATGCGGCGAGCCCGAGCGACATCAAGGACACTGCACAACTGCTGGCGTCGAACCAGATGAAATGGTCGGATATTCTCGCTGCGCGCACGCCGCTGTCGCAGAAGATCGCCATTCTGAAAGAAGTCAAAGCGATCAATCCCGACTACAACTCCGGCGACTTCGACGTCGAGAAGAAAGTCAAAGAGGCATTTACCTCGGGCTCGTATGGCCAGCAGCTCACCGCCATCAGCACCTCACGGAATCACATGGCCACGTTCAAGCAGACCGCCGAGGCGCTCGACAATGGCAATTTCCTGCTTGCAAACAAGGTCGGCAACTGGCTCGGCACACAATTCGGCAGCGACAAGTCGACGAACTTCAACGTCGCACGCTCCGCGTTCGCGGGAGAAGTCGGCAAGGCCTTTGCAGGCGCAAACGTCGGGGTTGAGGATCGCCGCGACTTGATCGAGAAAATCAACAATGCCAGTTCATGGGATCAGTTAAAAGGCTATGCCGATACTGCCGACGAGCTGCTCGCCGGAAAACAGAAATCCCTCAAAGAGAGCTACCAGCAAGGCGTGCAGGCGAAGCCGAATTTCGGCGACAACTCCACCACCCCGAAAGCTGGTGGCAATTTCTGGGATCAATTCCCCGAACATAAATGAGCTCCACAGTAATTATTTTTGATCCGAACGGCGTCGCTCGAGATGTGCCGTACGAGCAGCTGCATGATCTCGTGCAGAAAGGCGCTGTTCCTGGCGTCAACTTCAAAGCGCCAGACGGAACGGTTCGCCCTGTGCCCGCGAACCGTGTGCAGGAAGCGGTCCAGAACGGCGGAAAGATTCTACCCTTCCAGCAGCAAGACGTGCAGCATCCCGGCTTCTGGAAATCGGTCACCGATGACGTGGTAGGCATGGGGAAAAGCCTCTATCACGCCGTCGCTGATTACGATCCACTGACCGATCCGAACGTTTCCGACGCTGACAAGTGGAAGATCGCGCAGCAGCAATCGGATCAGGCGCGCGCGAAGATGGATGCGCGCACGCAGCAGCACAACGCGGTTTACGGCAAGGTCCTCGCGCCTGCCGGCGAAATGCTGGGCGTGAACGTTTCCGGAATGGAAAAGTCTGCCGAGGAAGGTGACGCCGCCGGCGTCGTGGGCCATGCGGTTACGGTGCCGGCCACGCTGGCAGCGACCGAGGGAATTTCGCAAGGTGTGCAGGCTCTGCCACGTGCAGTCGCGACGTTGCCCATACGCTTCGCGGCGCGTGCCGCCGAGACCGCGGCGAACCAAAAAGCGGTTCCACTGAAACCGCTGCTCAACATCATGACGCCGGCCGACGCTGCCGAGGCCATCAACTTCAAAGTTCCCGGCCGCGATTACGGGCTGCGGACGCCGGTTTATCCGGGTGCACCCCTTCCCGAAGCTCCGCCCACCAACCCGGGCGCTCCTCTACCGGCCACACCGCCGCCGGAAGTACTCAATCCCGCGCTGGTCAGCGAAGCGCGCACCATGCCCGGCCAGGTGGGACCAGAGCAGATCTATGGACCGAGGCCGGTACCGGCGGCGCCGATCCCCGCGCGACCTGGTCTCGCGTTAGCCGGCGAAGTGGCACCACCGCCGGCGGCCGCAGCTGCAGCTCCGGTTGCAACTCCGCCGCCTGCAGCCGCGCCAGCTCCGCCGCCGCCGTCGACGTCTGCGCTGCTCGAGCAACAACTGAACGAAGCTTTAGGCGGCAAGCCGCTCGCGAAAGGCGTTCCCCTTCGCAACCAGTTCACACCGACCGCGGAAGTGAAACTTCCGGAAGGCTTCACGCCGGTCGATTCGCAAGTGCTGAAAGGTTACAAGTACGATCCCGCGACGCGTGAGTTCGAATCGATCACCAACAGCGGCCAGCACTACGTGCATGGCGACGTCTCGCCGGAACAGGCTGCTAATTTTGAGGCGACCGATTCCAAGGGCACGGCGTGGAACGCGCTCCGTAAGGCTCCAGGAGTGACACGTGTCGCGCAGGTCGTCAATGGCGAGCGTATAGCAGCAAAGCCACCGGTCGCGACGCAATCGGCTTCGCCCACGGATGAGCCGGCAGCCTCGAGTCAAACAAGCTCGAGCCAAAGCACCAACCTGGACCTACTGAAAGACGCGCTCAATAAACCGGCGACGGCCAGCTCTTCCACGCCTGACCTGCTTTCGCTGCTGAAAAAGTCTCTGGCGGAAGTGAAATCGGGCCAGCCTGGCGTCATGACCACGGCGGCGCCGGCGGATCTGCTGAAGCGCTGGGGCGTTGACGAAGAGAGTCTTGCTTCCGGTCGCGAACAAACGCGCGGGATGAGCGCGGACGAGACCGAAGACTTCATCAACAAACTGGCGCAGAGCTACAAAAAGGGAAAAGCCGTCGAGCCCGTGCTCGAGACCCGCGACGCCGACAACAATATTGTCTCGGTCGACGGCCGAGCGCGCGCGATCGCCGCGCAGCGGGCAGGAATTGAAAGAGTGCCGATCAGAGTTCGCAGGCTGACGGCGAAAGAGACTGTGACACAGTGATGTCGATCGGCTGCTGATAGCGGTCGATGAGCGTCGCCGGCTGGCTGCAACAGAGCGCCGGCATGATCCCAAACACAGCTTTACGGTGACGGTAGCGGCCGCACTTCGAGCACTTCCACACCTCGCGCGCTTCCCAGTTCACCAACTCATATTCGATGGAATCGACCATGCTTGTTAACGATAGCGTCCTTAGCCGCTCCTCTCTAGGTCTCCTGTGGGTGGTTACGAAGCTGCTGACCGGGCTATTACTGTTTGGGTACCTTAGTGCGGCGGCCTTCGCGCAGGTTCCGGTTGCGATCGCGCCCACGCCGCGCCTGGTCTTCACCGACCTAAAAGGCAACGTCCTCGCGGGCGGCAAGCTTTACACCTACCAGGCCGGCACCACCACCCTGCAGAACACCTACGCCGACTCCACCGGAACGTTTCAGAATCTGGATCCGATTCCACTGGATGCGGCCGGCGTGGCCTCGAACGGCACGGGCATCGAGACGCAAATCTGGCTGAACAACCAGGCCTTCAAGTTCTGCGCCTATAACTCGCTCAACGTGCAGCAGTGGTGTGTCGACAACATCGCCAGTTACTTCGCGCTGCTGAACACGGCGAACACCTGGTCGCAGACCCAGACCTTCACGCAGCCCATCGTCATCACGCCCACCGATAACCAGATCATTCTGGGCACAGCACCGAACCAGACCACGCTGGACGCGCCGCCGCCGACCGGCAACATTGCCCTGCACTTCCCCAACACGACCGACACGATCGTCGGCCGCGCGACCACCGACACGCTGACCAATAAGACGCTCACATCACCGACCGTGAACGGAGGAACGTTCTCGACGCCGACCATCAATGGCGCGGTGGTGGTGAACTCGCCCGGCACTTACGCGCTGATTGCGAACGCGAACCCCACCGGCACCACGACCTCGACGCTCACCAAGCTGATCAACTCGACCGCACAGGCGACCATCGCGACCACCTCCGATCTGACCGGCATCATCGGAATCACGGTGAGTGGAGCGGGCGCTTCCGGCAATGCCGTGGTGCAGGAGTCGGGCCTGGCGAATTGTCTCTTCGACGGCGCGACCACCGCCGGCGACTACGTGCAGGTTTCGATTTCGGTGGCGGGCGATTGTCACGACTCGGGCTCGGCCACCTATCCGCTGAAAAACCAGATCATCGGGCGGGTCATGACCACCAACGGCGGCGCGGGCACCTACCAGGTGCTGCTGTTCTCGCCTGATATTGAAGGAAGTTCCGCGAACTCCATCGGCATCACGGTCGCGAACAATGGCGCCGGCACCACGCTGAACACGCTCACCAAATTAACGAGCGCACCCTCGCAGGCCGTGATGACGGGCACCGGCGATACGGGTGGGATTGTCGGTATCACCACCTCCGGAGCCGGAACGACCGGAAGCGCGGTGATTGCGCAGGTGGGCTTGATTGCCTGCCAGTTCGATGGAGCCACCACCGCCGGCGATTACGTGCAGAACTCCATCACGGTGAACGGCGACTGCCACGATGCCGGCGCAAATTATCCGGGCGGCGGCCAGGTAGTGGGCCGGGTCATGTCGACCAACATCGGCGCCGGAGCCTACACGATTGACTTGTTTCCGCCCGAGATCCGCAGCCCGGTTTCGATTCTGCAACACGCAACCACGACGACCATTGTCAATGGGACGATCCCCAATTCGAACACGATCGTTTTCTCGAAGGCGGTCACTATGCCCGCCACCGGCTGCCCCTGCCGGGTGCTCGCCAGCTATGCGCTTTACATCACCACCACCAATGCCGGCGTGCAGGCGGCGATGGTCTCCGATGGCACAAACAACTGGGCGGGCTCGGTTTCGAACGAGACCGGTAGCGTGGCCACGATTGGCGTGGGCCAGAACGGGACGGGAACTTCGCCGGTCACTTACGCCAACAATGCCGCTGTGACTTTCACGGTCGTGGCCGCATCGACGGCCGCAGGCAGCGCGACTGTAAATTCCGGTGTCGGTGCTTCGTTGACCGGAGCTCCGGCTTCGCAGCTGATCTTGGATGTCTTCTCCTCGAACTAACATGAAACGTCTTCTCGCTTTTATCTTTCTAAGTTGCGCCGCGCTGTGCGCGCAGACCAACTCTGCCCGTATGCTCTCGGGCGTGAACGTGCAGACCGGGACCAGCTACACGTTCGTCGGGGCCGACTCGACGCGCATCACAACCTTCTCGAACGCCAGCGCGACCGCCGTCACCTTGCCCGCCGGTGGGACTGCGAACTTCGGGGCGGGTTCGGTCTTTTCTGCGAAAAACATCGGCGCGGGCACGGTCACGATCACGTGCTCGTCGTGCACGATCAACTCCACCGGCACGGCCTCGGGAACGCTGGCGCTTGCGACCGGGCAAAACGCGGACCTCTACTCGGATGGGGCGAACTATGTCGCATTCGTAGCTCCGCAGGTGGCGCCAAGCAGCGGGGCGGCTTCGCCCGGCTTCACATTCCCGACAAAGTTCTACTACACGATCGCCGAAGACACAGCCGTAACCAACGTAGTGGGCGGCGGCAGTTGCTTTGGAACTCAGGCACTCGGCGTTCTTCCAACGGCTACCGAGCCACAAGGCAGGCTGTTCACATCTACGGCAGTGGGTTCCGTAAACGCCAACGCTGGTTGCCAAGTTGGTTTCGGAGCGAACCCCGGACAAGGACAAACCAGCCCCGGCCTGACCGCGCGAGTGTCGCAGCGTCTCATGACGCAGACGACGACAAGCACGCGTTACTGGGTAGGCTACACGGACGGCTCGTCTGGCACCTTCGGCGGATCAGGATTCTCGACCGATAACCCAAACGGAAATCTGTGCATGTTCCGGCACTCCGATGGGACCGATGTCAACTGGAAGGCGTACTGCTCCACAGACAGCACGCACTTTACGGTAGTCGACACTGGCGTCGCAGTTTCGACGACCGCGTCTTACATCTTTGAAGTTGGCTTCACGCCGTCGTTCGCCCCAACCGCGGCCAACTTTTATCTGAACGGCAATCTGGTTGCGACCATCAGCACCAACCTGCCATCGGCGAGCCTCGCCATGGGCTACGCCTGGATTGTCGACAACAAGAACACCGCCACCGCCACCAGCACGTACTTCATGTGGTCGCAGGCCATCTTCAATAAGTAGATCGATCCCCTCTCTCTCACGAGCTCTCCATGAAAACTTTCTTGCTCAATCTTCTCTCGCTGCTGCTGTTGCCGCCGGGCCTGGCGTTCGCGCAGATCAACAATGGCGGTGGTGGTTCTGGCGGAAGCTCGCCAACCCAACCTGCATTCCTAGTGACCGGCTCTCCCTACAACGTTAACTGCTCTGGAGCAGCGGGCACTGCAGGTAATACAACTGCGCTGCAGAATGCTTTCAATGATGCCGCTGCCGCGCATGGTACAGTTCTCCTCCCTTTTGGAAGCTGTCATATCACTAGTGCTCTGGCTATCCCAGCGGGCACAACGAACATGGGCATTCAGGGCCAGATTGGGTACGGATCGCAAATCATACAGGACACGGCGAGCGCGGACATCATTGACATCAATGGAACGGGTGGGTCACCCGTCAACACGCTCACCATCAACAATCTGGTGATCGGTCGGTCGGTAAACTACAGCGGAACTCCGAACGGGTTCAACTTTGCGAATTGCTATAACTGCACCCTGAACTGGGTCCAGGCGTTCGACAGCTTCATCAATTACAACACCACCGGTGGCAAGAATAATATTTGGAAGGTCATCACCAGCGCCGGGGCAAATGCCGCGCCAAGTGTAGGTCTGTCGATCAGTGGGGTGACAAACTCCCTCTATATAGACGAATTTCTCTGTAACGGAACGGCAGCGACTACCACCTGCACGTCTTTCGCCTCCGGATCGGCTGTGGATACGTTCGTTTATCATATGTCCACCACTAGCGTTGTCTCCACGGCGCTATCTATTAACGGCATAGGCGCAAGCGACGTTCATATCGTAGAACCGATTTTCGACGTGTGCGGCACGGCCTGCATCAACGTGACCAACTCAACCGGCGGCGTCTTTGGGATTTCTAATAACATTCAGGTCATCGATTGCTGGTGCAACACCGGCACCACCGGGACGCCCCAAACAGCGCTCGTCAGCAACAGTGAAGGCGTTCACCTCATTGGGGGGACTTATACCCAGCGCTCCACGTCCGGCGCGAACTCCGTCTATTTTGCTGCCGGAACGGTTCGCAGTTCGATCGTCGGGGCGCACGTCATCAATGTCGGCGGAAACAACGTAAGTAGCGGCATCGTCGTCGTTGGCAAGAATAACCTTGTCTCTAGCAACACGGTTAGCGCACCAACCGGAGCTGGATGGAATAACGGCATCTATCTCAGCACGGGAGCGCAGTACAACACAATTTCGGGCAACAACGTGAGCGGCTTCGGAGTTGCAGGAATTACTGAAGATGGCGCGGCCAGTTCTCCGAACACGTTCTCCGGGAACATCGTTGATCCCACCAACATCACGACGCCCGTGCTCGATCTGCTGGCCGGTCAGGTCTACACCGGGAACACGCTTGCCTCGGGCGTCGTCGGAAATGCGGTGGGCTACAAATCCACCGCGGCCATCACTGGCCCGGTTCCGGTCAAGTGGGACACCAGCAACGCGAATCAAGTGGTGGTGACGACGACGACAGACACCGGCGCAGGCGTTCCGATAGGCGTGTGCGTTAACTCTCCGGGTGTCGCTGGCTCCTGCCTGACGATGACAACCGGGACGGTAGCTCTCACGCTGGGCACCGGCACCTGCGCCATCGGCAACTTCGTCATTGTCGACACCACGACCAACGGGCGCATCAAGTGCACCGGCACTTATACAGCAGGAACCGTTATCGGCACCGCGCAGGTCGCCAACTCGACCGTAGGCACAGCCTCCAACGTTCTGCTCGGCTTTAAGTAGCGCTTCCCTTCCCCCACAACTTTTCTCGGAGGTCTTCTCACATGACAGTCTCATTCCTTTGGGCGGCGATCATCTGCGCGCTCTGTCTCTGCACTGGCGGCTTCCTCGGCTATTCCTGGGGAGCCTACGTGTACACCAAAGCGGAGTACGTCTTCAAAGCCGCGCAGAACCTTGAGCTCAGCGTGCGCAATCGTCTGAAGGCGCTGCTCTGATGGCGACGTCTTCCGGCTTCACCGACGTTCTCAAGAAAGCCTTTCCGTTCATCTCGGCGGCCGCGTCACTCGGCGGGCCGCTCGGGACGATGGCGGCGAATGCGCTGGCGGCGGCGCTCGGACTGACAAAGGCTCCGGGGAACAATAGCGATTCCATCTCACAGGCGATCGCGGTGGCGATGGCCGATCCGCAGCAACGCGCCGCACTCATCAAGGCGGAGCAAGACCTGCAGCTGCAGCTCGCCCAGCTGGGCTACCAGAACGCGCAGGAGCTGGAATCGCTTGCGGAGAAGGACCGCGAGAGCGCACGCTTGCGCGAGACCGTGGTGCGTGATTGGACGCCGCGCATTCTCGCCTACACGGTCTGCGCTCTATGTTTCGGGGGAGAGTTTCTTTACCTGCGCTACGGCGCGCCGCCGAATGTATCGCCCGAGTTGGTCGGAAGAATTTTGGGCACGCTCGATGCGGCTCTGTTGCTGGTGCTCGGCTACTACTTTGGAAGCAGCGCCGGTTCCGCCCGAAAGGACGAGACCATCCAAGGCCTCTCGCAGAACACGAAGTAGCCCATGCCGCAAGACCCGCTCTACATCGATCCCACCGAGTACGAGTTTTATAAGCAGACCCATCCGCCGCGCATTTCCGACTACACTCGTAGATCGCCGGAGGAGCTCGCGGCCGACATCACCGTCGCCCACGACAATCTGCGCCGCCAGATCCGCATCAACGACAAGTTGCTGGCGCAGCTGGAGCGAGAAAGAGTCTGGCGGAGGGTGCTTACGTGGCTGGTGGGCTTTCAGTTTGCGACGATCCTGATTATCTTCCGCGCCCTGCTGCCCCTGGCGCTGCGTGGTCTGGCCGCGAAGTAGTGTCCCGTCCGGTTCCGCCACCGGCTCCGCTCATCTCTGCGGACCTGGTGATCAAGCTCGGCAACCGGCTGCTCGAGATTTCCCACTTCGTGCAACTCACCGACGACACCACCGGCAACGCACGGTTTGCGATCGATGCGATCTGGGAATTGACCAGGTACATGAACCGGTTTGTCGAAACACCGGAAGACGCGCACGCCCGCGCGAAACGCGACCAGGTGTAAGTTCACTTCGAATCTTTGGTGCACGTGATCGTGTGGGCAGCCATGTCTACAGCTACGTCTTTAACTAGCCAGCGCTCGTCCGGCAGGTTTATCGGCGCTCGGGAATAAACGCCTTTGCATTCGAAACAAAATGCTGCTTCGAGTATGCCATGCGGTCCTTCAGCCATTGCTTCAGGGAGTACAAATTCCGGACTCTCCACGCGGCCATGCATGTACCAACCGCAAACGAAAAAGATTGAACTTAGCGCCAGAAATTTCCAACTCCTCATCTCGGTTTTCTCCTGTCTCAGGCTAGCACCGTGCCCCCGACCAACTTAAAAGACCAGCTCCGCCGCGACGAAGAGGATCGTCAGTTCGCTTACGACGACGCCACCGGCAAGACTTTGCTGCGCGACCAAACGCTCGCAGGCAACCTCACGATCGGCGTGGGTCGCAATCTCAGCGCGAAAGGTCTCGCGAAAAAAGAACGCGACTTTTTACTCGACAACGACGTGCAAGACGCGACGGTTGCGCTCGAGGTGAACTTCCCCTGGTCGATGGAGCTTGACCAGGTGCGCAAGGATGCGCTGCTCAACATGGTTTTCAACGAAGGGATCGATCACCTGAAAGGGTTTCACATCGCGATGGGCTCGATGCAAGCCAGAAACTTTCGCGATGCCGCGGCCGCCTTCCTCGATTCGCTCTGGGCGCGCCAGGTCGGCGATCGCGCGAAGAGACTCGCGCAGCAGATCATTTCGGGCCAGTACCAGTGAGGCTCTAGACGGCCGCGTTGAGTTGTCGTCGCGTGGGTGGCAACACCTCGCCGGTGGTGAGCGCAGGTTGGTACAGAAACTCTCGGCGGCGTTGCTGAAGCTGTTCCCATCCCGCCTGCGCGACGTCGGGATCCGCGCCGACCAGGTCAAGCAGCACCCGGAAGATTGCCAGGTCAAACGGGGCTGTCTTCGAAGGTTCCTTCTCGACGCCGGCGACGCGGTAGGCGCACTGCGGGCAGAGGAACAAGCGCTCCGATTTCGATGTGCGGCGTTTCCCCATGCCAAGGGTGCAGGCGAACACCGTCAACGCGACCGCCTTCTCGGTTGGCAAAATCTCGCGCAGGCACTTTGAAGAGCAGCAAAATTGAGCATCGCGCGGCCTTCCTCGTCCCATCGAACCACCTCCAAGCGAATTTGATAGCAAAATATCAGGAATATGCTAGCAAAATGCTGGCGCGGGTCTGAGAGGCACTGGCTGGACTCAGGAGAGTCAACACTCTGAGGCCGCCGGTTACTTTGGTTTGGCCGGTTGGCGATTCCTGGTGGCCGGTCGGACATGGCCCTCGGTAGCATTTGGTGCATGAGTGCTCTCAATAAAGCTCTGCGCAGTTTTGGTGCCGATGCTCCGGGTTGCGAAACGGGACTCGCTCAAGCACAAATTTATCCTCCGACACTTCGCGAGCGACTGATTCAGCAGAAGGCCGCACTGGCGGCGCGACTCACCGACGTGGATGCAGCAATCAAAGCACTGGACGCGAATCCGAACTTCGAATCCGTTCTGGACGTGATCGGGAAAGTGAACTACTAACTTCGATGGCCCGTGTTCTCCCATTCCGGAAACCTGCCCGCAAGCCCGCGTCTCCGTCTCCCTCGCCGAAAGCCGCATGACGATGAGCGCCGCCCACGCCAGCTCGCTGCCCACCCGCAAGCCGCCCCGCTCGGAACGTTCCCCGTACGCTCGCAAGCCATACGCTCGCCCGAAAACTCCCAAGACCGTCGCCGAGCTCTATGCTCTGCACGAGGATCTCGCCGAGCGAGCGAAAGCGCTGTACGAGCAGAAAGACGCCATCCTCAAAAAACTCGTGAAGGCCTGGAAGAAAGACAAACTGGCGAAGGTCGACGAGAAGCACTACCTCGAAATCGAGGACCAGTTCCGCGGTGCGATCAAAGCGTTCGCGCCCGGCTTCGCGCATCGCTACAAGCTGAAAGTGCGCGCCATCGAGGCCGCGTGACGTTGAAGCTTCGCTTCTCCCGCAAATCTGAGGCCGACGCGGAAAGGGAAAACTTCCAACTCCAGAACTCCGCTCCTCAAGTAGCGATGGAACCCGCGACGTCCCCGCGCCCGCTACAGCCTTGCGAATATCATGGCCACGCCTATCAACCGTTGACGAGAATCCGCAAACACATCGTCGTCTTCTGCCCGCGCTGTATCGATGTGAAATTCATCTCCCTGCAAGCTCCCGCTTCTACTCCCGCCTCTGTGCCCCGCCCGAAGCGCTACGCCGACCTGGCGTAGATTTTTTCGGTTTTCCTCACCCTTCACAACTTTTCGACATCGCCACGGCTGAAGGTGGCAAGGCTTTTGCTTTTCCTCTCGTGGAAAAACAGGGGGTGTGGGGGCGTGTCGCCCCCACTAGAAAATTGCCTGCCTTGATTCCGCGCTTGCGCGGCTCCGATGTGCTTTTCCACGGGATGCACAAGTCTTTCGCGAACAAAGGGGGTAAGGGGGTTTAGATAACTAGATTCAAATACTAAAAGCTTCTTTGGTGTGCAATCTGCACCCGGTCTCCGTGCTGCCTGCTCCGAGTGCAAACTACTCCCGGGAGCAAATTGCCCCCGGTTGTGGAAATCATCGATGGCGAAGTGGAGTCTGGCTGTGCGATTTCCCTTGACGCTGAAATGATCATTACAGTAGGGTGGGCCGCATGGAAAAACGAACGTGTGCTGCCGACGATTGCGCGAACGTCTTCCCCGTAACCGCTCGGAATAAGAGGTTTTGTTCCCCCGAGTGTGCGAATCGGACGCGTGTTCGCAATTGCCGGGCGCGCTGCCGACGCCAGCTTCCGCCCCCGCCGCCGCCCAATGGTGGTGGAGAGGACGGCGGTCTCGTCGCGACACTGGGCGGTGCCGTCGAGTACGGCCCAGGCGGCTCAATGTCCGATAAGAACAGGTATTCTGTAAAGTCCGCATCCAGCCGCAAACCCCCAACCCCAGCCCAACCCAACCCCCAGCGGAGCCACGCGAATGCCGCCTAGTGGGGCCGTTGTTACGAAAAACGAACAGATTGTCCTGCCTGCGTTCCGTTCCCACGTAGCCGCATACAATTCGCAGGCCTGCTTTGCCGGAGGACCGACTGGCCCGATCCCCGCGGCTGTACGAACGAGTGCTCGCGCGCCTCGAAGCTACCGAGCTCCTCGAATTGAACCCTCACTACCGGGACGACTACCGCATCAGCTGGATTTGCGTCTTAAACGCTGCGCGCGGAGTAGCCGCGCCGCATGTGTTGGCAAGCTATTCCGTTCTGGGCTTGCATCCGGATTCTGTCTGGCCCGCCATCATCGCGCGCAGGAATGCGCAACTCGGGTCTCTGTGCTACGAACAATTTTTTGGCGCGACTGCGCCACCGAAAAAGCCGACTCAATCGGTGCGAACTGTGGAGTCACCAACGCGCGATCGGGCGGCTTGAGAGGAGCTTCGAGGTAAAACCAACGGCGCGGAATCTGGACAATCCCGCGCCGCGCACAAATGTGTCGAGTGCCCGCTATGGCAGCCTCAACAGCGAGAGCATACCCCAATTCCGACCGCGCGAGTAGCCATTTCTCGCTGCCCACTCTTGTCGAATCTTCGTCCTGGCCGCCCGTCTACCGGCTCCTGCTTTTGAAAATGTTGGAGAAGAACAAGTTCGGCACCGAACTGTTCCGCTCCACCCGAAATCTCTCGATCGAGCTGGGCGTGCACTACTCGACCGTCAAGCGAATGCTCGACCGGCTGGAGCGCGGCCACGAGTTCGGCAAGAAGAACATCGTGCGCTGTGAGGGCGTGCTCACGCTCCTCTACGATGCGAATTCCCGTCCAGGCGGAAAGCTTCGCCGCCAGCGAACCTACCAGCTTTGCCACACAAAGCTGAGCCCGCGGCTTACGGCACGCGACATCGAATCACAGTTGCGCGGCGCGCTGTGTCCGTTGCCTCCGCGCCCGATGCCACCCGCATCCGCGCCGATCGCGCCCTCGCCAGTGAAGCAGGAGCATCGCAGCGCGGGCCGCTCGCTCACTCCACGCCAGCGCAAAGAACTCGCCGACCGCATCAACCTCTACGAGAAAGGCTCGACCGCGGTCGAGTACGCAAACGGCTCAATCACAGAGTTGAAGCCGGGAGATGCGCGCTACGTGAAGCCCATGATGCGCGAAGTGGCCATTCTCGCGGCCTGTCAGTCGATGGCGCGCGGCGATCCGGCGCGCGGACTGGAAGCGCACGGCGTGGCGCTCGATAAAGCTCGGGAAGCGGCGGAGGAAATGGAAGGCAGCCCATGATCAAAGAAAAGAGCTGTCCGATCTGCGGAGAAAAGAAACACCACTGCACCGCGTGCGAGGAAATTTGCGCGGGCTGCGTGGAAGAACAGACCAATCCGCAGAACTGCCTGCTCTGCCGCAATCAAGGCTACCTCGGCAATCCGAAATCAGGGCCGCTGAGCACTTGCCCGAATTGTCCGAAGGGCGCACGCCTGAAATTATGGATCGTGCACGAACGGCGCCGAGGCGTCCCGGTTCCTAAAGGCTTCGTGGAGTTGGTGTCCTAAAAAGAAACGGCGCGTGGAGCCAACCCCGCGCCGCCCGTAAAACAAGCGATGTTGTAAGCCAGTCAAAGCCTCAACGGTGAAAGCATACCGCAACTGAGGCGAGGAGAGAAACACCATGGCCTCACCTTCCGCACCCACAAGCGATCTCGCCACCCCACGCCTCCTGGCGGTCGCCGAAACCATCGCGCTGCTGGCCGATCTCGAAGAGTTGCATCGGCAAAACTTACTTATCGAATTTGAGGACGAGCACGGCGTCCAGCGCTTCGCTGTGCGGGAGTTACCGTGATGACGACTTCGCCGACTGGCGCTTTCTCTGAACCTGCTGCATCAGTCGGCGTTCGGGACGGTTTCGCTCAAGGGGAGGAGGCCGTCCTGGAT